ACAGGATTAGTCGATTTCCGTAGTCTTGTGACCCTTGGGGGACGTACCCGCATGGGCCGAAGACAGCGGCGACTTATCCGAACCGGCGCGACCGCCAGACTTGCGGGCCTTACGACCAGCGTGAGCCATGGAATTGCCACCATGAACCTTGCCGACACTCTTCTTCTTCGCACGGCCACCCGACTTACGCTCTTCAGCTTCGTCGTTGACATTGCTCTGATAGGTGTAGCGCATGTTCTTGGTCTTCAAGTCCTGCTCATACTCCTTAGTGCCAGACTTAGGGGAGTCCATTTCCCCACCGTTAGCCTTACCTTTGCGACCTTTCATGGGTCTCTCCTGAAAAATGGGGCCTCCCCGGTTAAGGGGAGGCTTACCGATTACGAGGTTGGGAACGAACCGAAGATTGAACGGAAGTTGTAGTAGCCGAACGAATAACGCTCGTAACCCTTCACAAGCAGGTTGTCGGTAACAAAATCGACCTGCATGTCGGTTTCAAACTTTACACGTTCCATATACGACAGACCGTCAATGTTGGTCAGCAAGAACCACGCATAGGGCGAGGTCAGGAAGTCGTTGACCATGTACGATTCCGGCAGACCGCCAGCGGTCATGAGAATCGCATTCACATCATTGTCCGCACTACCCGGACGCAGTTCCGTCTTGCACAGGCGGATAGCAACCGGCTCCAACTGGGGAGGAACAACCAGCTTACGACCACGGGCGAAGACCTTCAGGCCAGCCTGATCTTTGAAGTTCGTGCGGATTGCGATCATCGCATTCAGCAGCGTGGCTTCGTTAAGATCAACCTGAGTTGTTGGCGTATTCGCCACAGTGCCGCCAGTGATCGGATGGTTGAGGGAGCAAAGAGCCACCCCGTCACCGCCAATGGAAGCATTGTAGGTTTCAGCAGTATTCAGGAGGTTCGCGCCGTAGATTTCCTTGGTCTGCTGAAAGGATTCGATCAGGCCGAGGTTGGACGGGTGGAACTGGGTCTTATACAGGTTGTCGTCAACAGCCTTGCGAGTGATCGCGTAGCCGAGGCCGATTTCCGTATGTTCCTGATTGTAGATAAAACGCTCACCAGCGTTATTATCGAACGCAGTCTGACCACCTTCGGTCTTCAACTGAGCCAGACCGAGGTACTGCATTTCGGCAGTACGTTCGAGGGCCATGTTCGAGTTATGCTTGGTGAAGATTTTATCGTACTGAGACGGGATCATCTCGTACTTGCCTTCTACGCCGCGTAGGCCGGGGAGCAAAAGGTCTTTAATCGCACTAAGATTAACAGCCATTGGTCAAACTCCTTTAGCTGATGCCGGTCGGACCAGCGCCATTGGTGCGCATGATCTGGTTGTTGAACCCAACAACGACATGATTGTAAGCAGACTCTGGGTCCGCGCCATTCGCTCCCGGCGGGAACGTAATAAGATCGACTACGATAAACGGATAAGTGACCGTAGTGCCGAGGGCGTTCAGATACGCACCAGACTGACCGGTGCTGGTATTGCCAGAACCGATAGCATACTGAGCGTACTGGCCGACAGGCGAGGTGCCATACACAGACGGACTGCCGCTGATGTTGAACGTCGTGCTGTTGCCCATGACAACAAAGCGAGCATTCGGATCGTCAATAACGTAGACGATGACATCGGTGGTCGAATCCGTACCCGGCCAGTAACGCGACCACACGGTGCGCTTCTGCGAGGTGGACAGGTACTGACAACCAACAAAAACGCCAGCCAAAGCCTGTGCGCTAGAGGGGTTGCCCTGCACGATATAACCAGTCGCACCATTCTGCTGAACGGGGTCGCCAAAATAAATGGCGGCAGCGTTATAGGCAGTGCGGCGAGCAGTCTGGGAGAAAGTCGGAGCGCCACCAGCGCCACCGTAGTATTCTAGAAAACCGAAAGGCGCGTTCGCATTCGCCATGACGGGACTCCTCTTCAGGAGGCCATCATCGCTCATCGTGGCGAAGATAGGGCCGGGGTTAATTATAACCCTCCTCATCGTGGGAAGGTAGGCGCGTATGCGCTTGGGAACAGTATATACTAAATATGGGACTCTCTGTAAACGAATGTGGCCCAACAAAATTCGGCTACTAAATGTACGAAAAGAAACCCACGCCAGTTTCCCAGCGTGGGCTGCTGCAAGGCGTGATTTATCAGTCTTTCGGAACGGGCAGCGGCGCGTAGGACTTGTTGATCTTCGGAGCGGCCTGAGCATGGTCTCGCCCAAACTGACCCTGCGGAGCCGAACCAAGCTGTTCTTCCTTGGCCCGCATCTGCAAACGAGCGCGACGGGCGTCGGCATCCTTAAACTGACGAGTAACCTCTTCAGGACGCTCCATCAGGATCATCCCTTTACGCTCGATTGATTTAGCGGCCCCGATAGGCATCATTTCCGGGTGACGCTTGGCCGGTACAGGCTCCCAGCCAGTACGGTGCAGAGAGGTCATGTAGGCCGGGTCTTCCTGATTGAAAAGCGTGTTGCGCTTCCATTCGTAGGTCCAGCCGTCCGGGGCCTTGGGGGTGCGGAAGGCGTCCTGTCCCTCATCAGCCTGACCAATATTGCCCATAATTTCCTGCGCCCTCTTTGCGGCGGCAGAACGGGGATCGGGTTCGCGCATTTCGGCCCTCATAGGCTGACGGATGGAAACAGGCTCAACAGTCTCAGGGTCAACTTTCCGGGGACGCCCACGGCGCTTTGCTACAGGTTCCATTAGTTCATTTTCCCTTCTTTTTTCAGGTCCATCATGTTTTTGTGGTACTCGGCAGGGGTCATGCCCATCATTTTAGCCATGTCGGCCTGTTCGCGGGTCAGGGTGGCCCGGTTGGCAGGCGTTCCCGTTCCGTTCCCACTGCGGCTCACAGGCGTGGCAGCAGGAGAGGCCCGTCTCTGGGTGGGTGCAGAAGCCGCAGACATAACAGGTTCGGCGTCATAGACCGGCTCTGCCCTTCTGGGGTTCATTTTCAGCGTATCTTCGACGAACTCAAAGTATTCGTCGCTGTCAGCCGGGATTCCGTCTGCCGTGGCGATATTATGGGCCGCAATCATCTTCTGCATCAGCCGGGGATCGGTCACACACTGGGGGTGGGCGCGAACCCAGTCCGCAGAGCGCGGGGAAAGCTGGCTTGCGAACTCCTCAACGGGGTCCATACGCCTTTCCATAGGCTGAACCCGCTGCGGGGTCTGGCTTTCGAGGCTTTCCTTGCCCAAACGAAGCTGGTTTAGCTTCGCAGCCGTCTCCGACATGGCATAAGCGATGTTTGCCGCCTGTTCATTATCCCCGTTAGCCGTCGCGTTAGCATAATTGGCCTTCAGGATTTCCGTTTCGCGGGTCATTGACTCAATTGCACCGTTTACAAGGTGCAAATTGGCCTGATGAACGTCGGTTTCGGCCTTTGCAGCGGTATTGCTGCTCTGCCTAGCCCGATTTTCGGCCTCATACCGGGCAGCACGCTCGGTCTCAATCTGCTTTTTCAGGTCCGCAATAGCCTTTTCATGGTTTGAAGCACTAGCTTCTACCGGTTCAGGCTTTTCTGTGATCTCAAGTTCAAGTTCGGGCTGGGTCTCCGTGGCTTCCGGGGCCTCCAAAACAACCTCAACCTCTTCTTCCTTTTGCTTTTTTGCCATTTTAATTGGTCCTTTCACCAAATCTTGTCAGGTACGTCGATCTTCCCGCGCACGGAGGTGTCATCCAGCATCCGGCACAGGACGCCATTGACGGTAATCGGCCAGCCATCTGAAGGCCGGAACACGATCCAATCGTCCAGTTCAATGTTCATGTCCTTGAACCACAGGCTGTCATCACCCTCGAAAGCAGCCGGACCCTTCTTCAGGACTAGGCCGACCTTCGACTGGTATTGGTCTTCGGCGCGGTGAGCGTCTGGCAAGAAAATGCCGCTCTTGGTCTTTTCCGGCCTGACATAGACAGCAATCAAAATCTGGTTGTTATAGATTTCAAAGCTATCTGTGTTCCCGATTTGTTCTTTTAGAACTACTTTCGGGTCTGCGTCGTGTTCCATCATTCTAGGAGGCATAGGTATCCCTTTAATACTTAGCGGTTGCGTTGTTCGGAT